GGCGCTGTGCTTCAGTACAAACAGGATGGATGTATCGTGGACTTGTCACAGTTAGCTAGTCCTAAGGTTGCAGCATTGTGGAAGGAGAAAAAGGGTAATGGCTAACGAAAAGGATACTTGCCCCAAGTGCAGATCAGGGTTGCTGTTCAAGGATTGGGGAGTACCTAATCAGCTTCATTGCTTCTTGTGTGGGTATTCAGAACCGACAAATCAAAAGGAAAGCAATGGTCATGGAAAGAAGGCAAAAGGAAAGCTGGGACGGTATATGGAAAACTATCCTGAAGGAACACAGACTGAGTTAAAGTCTTTGGGTATTCCTGTATCATATGTTCCTAGTCAATATCCTGGAACATTGATACCAACCTCGAAAATGGTTTCACTTCACACTTGTAGTCATAACCAGGTAGAAATCGACATGGGAGAGTACAAAGTCTGGTTGTCTGAAATGCCTAGACAGAGTTGGGAGAGAATTGATCCTGACTTAGGTGTCTACATGTCTGAAGTGTGGTTGGATTTCGTTGATGTGGTGCTAACTTCTGGAGTACCATTTGACCACTCTTCAGGATACTACGACACCATCTTTGTTCAGTGGGAAGATAGGAAGGGCGTTAGTCTTGATATCCTTCATCCAGTCATAATGAAGATCTTGGAATACATCAAGGCTGGAAAGCAAGTTGAGATTGGTTGCCATGGTGGACATGGTCGTACAGGAACGGTTGCGGCATGTGTACTAGCAGAACTTGAAGGGTTGACTGGTTCAGAGGCTATCGAGGCCCTTAGGAAGCGATATTGCAAATGTGCTGTAGAGGGAAACACTCAGATACAATTGGTCAAGAACTACTGCGAAACCTATGTGAAGTAGCAGGGTTAGGAAGGAGACTGAAATGGGACTGAAGATTAAGGTAATCGTTGCAGAGGCACAACCTGGACTATTTGTGGCACTGTTCAGAGGAATCGTTGAAGGCGATGATATCGATAGGGACAAGCTTCCGGAGATCAGCCTTTCAAGGAAGCATGGTAATTGTCATTTCAGAGTCGACCTGATGGAAAATCATGACCAGCATGCACCGCCTTGGTCTGATACGGACCAGATGAAGGCGTACATTGAGCGGGTATTCAATGAGATCAAGACAAAGTGCATGGAAGCTGGGATCGCTCTGGATGACGAAGTACAGCAGACAAAGTTGCCTAATATCTTCAAGGGCAATCCATACATGAATTAGCAGGTTGCTAGGAGGGTCGGTATGGGGGGATATAGGTAGTAGACGGACATACGGCCATTCTAGGCCCTACTGGAAGGGTTTCTAAAGGGATAGTGATAAGGATTATGGAGGGGTAGCTTAGAGGTAGAGCACCTGACTTTTAATCAGGGTGTCGCGGGTTCGAATCCCGCCCCTTCTACCAATGCTTATTCAAACCAACCTCAGTATACATCCTCGGTAGTACGATCTTCTCTTGGATCAAATGCAATCCCAGTATACTCGGCCTGATGTCTGTGGTAAAATCAGACTCAGGAACAGCTTATTGGCGAGGTGCATTATGAATATCCAAAGTTTCTTGACAGCATACGAATTGATCGTAAAGGGTGAGGCTGACACAGTGTTAGTCGACAAGATCTTTAACGATCTATTCGAACGTATCGAAGGCTCATACCTTGAAGAAGACTTCGTAAAAGCTAATGACAAGATTACAAAGCTAATGGCTATAGATAAAGCTGCACACTTTATGCATTCCAAGGATCCTGATCTATTGTCATTTGCATTTCCAGAGGCTGATGCTAGGTTCGTAAAGGATACTTTAGATAGGCTATCTGGATTAGAGGCAATTGCACCTGTACGTAAAGCTAGCCGAGGATACTTCACTACGTTTGCTTCTACAGAAGGATTGGAATTCCTCCAGAAGCAAGTTGGTGCTCTCAAGTCAAATAAAGCGACTCGCGAAGAGATCAAAGAAGATATAGCCGAATACGAAAGGCTTTTCAAAGCAGGTATATCTTCTCATGCTGAACTACTTGTTCTGTCTAGATACTATGGGGACAAGGGACAAAGGTTCTTAGATGAAGTCAAGAAAAAGGCTTTTACTGCTGATGATCCAATGGTCGTAGGTGGATACGCTAGTGTCGAAGTTGTTGATAAGGAAGGACATCTTATAACGACAGAAGCATTGACTAAAGCTTTTTACAAGTTCATGGATTCATTCAGGACTAGAAATGTGAATTTCGCCCACAGTGACGTACAAGCAGGATGGCCTCTTCGTGTGTGGATCAATCAGAATGGTGATATATACAAGTCTGGGGTTGACGACAAAGGGTTGTATCTTGTCTCAGAGGTTAGACCTGATATTACTATTGCTAACAAGGTAGAGAAGGAAATCGAAGCAGGTGTCATTAGATCATATTCGATTGCAGGCTCTGCTTTGGATAAGAGTGTCGAAACAAAGGGAAATCGTGTCATAATGGTAGTCAATGAACTGGAATTGGCTGAGATATCATTCTGTGAAAAGCCGGTCAATCAAGAGTCAAACTTTGACATCATCAAATCGTATCCTTCTGGAAAGGTTCTTGGAGGATTGATTACTAAGGAGGATGTTGTATCTTCTTTACCTAACAAGGAATTGCCATTGTCCGACTATACTGTATGCATGGTTGGTGGATTGATTAGGAATGGTCAGACTGAAAATGATATTGATATTATCATCAGGGCTGAGAAGGATTCATTCATAGGTCGAGCGATACAGCTATCTCTATCAAGAGAATTACCAGTGGCTCTTAGAGATAGAGTAAGATTCATATTTGAGGCAGAAGGACCTCATGGTGACTATATCCCCCTGTATAACCTACGGCTTGGACCTGTAGCCCGCCAAGAAGTGAGTCTAGAGGCCATTTCTAAGGCCGAAAAACAACTTGTCGGGATGACCGACGAGGAATTGAGAAAGGTCGGAGAAGAGGCAGGAGCCAATTTTGAGACGAATATTCCATTCGATGAATTCAAGATGGGAATGCAAATAGAACAAGAGCATTATGATCTAACTGGAATGGATCCATTGAAGACGGCAAAGATTGCTCTTGCTCATATTCGAGAGAGTGCTACTTACTATACAGACCTGAAGAACCATGTTGAAAAAGCAAAGGATAAGGTAGTGTATCGGGAGAATGAGACTGATCTAACTAGGTCTGAAGATTCAAATGATATTGCTATCAAGAAGGAAGCCTCTAGGTTGATGGATAAAAGTGGTTCGAATGAACAGGTGAAACAGTCACCGAACGTTCAAACACCTGTAACTAAGGTTGGAGAGATCCATTGTGCAATTGATAAGTTTAATCAATTTCTTGGAAAAGATCAACCGCCTGCTATGGCTCCAGCAAGGCCTGGACTTAGATGGGATGCTATTTCTCATAGGTGGGTAAAGCCTAAGTCAAGTGTCAAGACTAAAAACGAAAAGGACGTACTTAAGTTGATAAATACAGAAAAGGAGCCGGAAGTAATAAAATCCTCGACTACTCATATAACGTCTGCAAAACCTATAGATCGGAAACCGGTCAAAGTAACGTGGGGAAGTAAATCAGTGTCAGAGGATGACATGGCCAACTTGGCGGCATTCCTTGACTTTGTAAAGGATCAAAAGAATGATAGATAAAGATCCTAATCTATTTGAATGCCTGCCGGAGGAAGAAGATGAGCCTCCAGGTAAGGAACTTAAAACGAACAACGATCAAGTTTTCATACATGACTCTGGTAGAGGTAGAATTTCTATTCAGTCTGTTTGCAGCTTATTGGTTTGGTGCGGAGAATTATTGGCTAACAGTTCTGTTCATAGTCATAAGCCTTGTCATGGGATACGGCACAAGTTTGATGTACTGGTACTTAATAGAACATACTGATAAGCCTATATAGTAGACTACTAACCTAATATTCTTCAAAACTAGTAAGAAACCTAGTATACAACCTATTACTCTTATTCTATAATCAATACTGTATTGGATAAGATGATAGGGCGATAATCTAGAGAGTAAGCCAGTGTTGGGCGGATTCTACAAGGATCTGCTCGAGACCTGGCTTTACTTACGAATGGGATTCTAAGTCGGATGGCTCAGACCAACTTGGAAAATCAATAAAACTAAATTGGAATGGAGGCGAAAGGAATGGCTATTGATGAGGCAACAATTCAAGCAATCCAAAAGTCTCTTGAAGGAACCAATCTGGCTCTGGCGGCAATAAGTGATGTGTTGTCAAAGTCTGATGAGTCGGCCACTAGGCTTGGATCCTTTGTAGAGAAGCTCCTCGCTAAGGCAGATAAGGAAGACGAGGAGGATGCTAAGGAGAAGGAAGAGGCTGAGGAAGAGGAGAGTTTTGCGAAACTGGTTAAGGCACTTCAAATTGTTGGATTTGTGACCAAGGATCAAATGTCTCTGGAGCACAGTGGGGCAGATACTGATGAGAAGAAGATTCCGGTGAAGTCTGTTCCTAGTGAGCAACAGGATGTGATTCAAGGCGCTGAGGCAATGGAAAAGTCAATTACACAACCTGAGAACCTGCCGAAGAAGTCAGGTGCTCTGAAGAAGGGCGACGAAGAGGATAAGGACGAGAAGGACGAGAAGAATGGAAAGGAAGATGAGTATCCTGAGGTTGAAAAACTGAAGAAGGATTTGGCAGCGGCTCAAGCGCAGATTATGGATCTGCAAAAGTCCCAGTCTGGTCAGATTCAGACAGCTATCGAAGACGTGCTGGGCAAGATGGGTTATCATAGGGAGAAGAAGAGTTTCCAGGTTACACCAACTCAGATTGGTGCTGATCCTAACAAGCTCCAAAAGTCTGAAGAGGCTACGGACCGTGTTGGTCAGATGTCAAAGCTGTCGTATGGTGACCTTAGAAAATTGCAGATGGCTGAAGAGGCTGGCCAACTTCCCGACGATGTTCGGAAGCTGATAGGCTAATTAAGCTACTGTATAAAGTGGAGGAATTGATAAATGAGTAACCAGACTTCGTTGACCGAATACTTGGCTCAGACTCAACGGAGTCTCTATAGCCGGACATTTGGAGCTGACTTCCTTCAGAAGCAGAATTACTTCAGTGTTTCGGCATCAACGTTTAACCAGACCTACGGCCGGAAGGTGTGGGACGCCCTGAATAACAGGACGGTCTTCTGGAATGCGTTGAAGAAGGTTGCTTGGGGACCAACAGCTGGCTGGGTTCTGAGAACGGATCGTGGTCCAGGATCGACAAGTCCTAGGGTTCGCCCTATCACTGAGACTGGAACACTCCCAACGATAGATGTCTCTAATTACCAGGCGTCTACACGTTGCCGAAGATCATAGCTGGTGACTTTGGTGCTCCGGTGAAGTCCATATTCGTCAACACTCTGGAAGGCGGAATGGGTGACATCGTCGCCATGGAACTCCAGGCACTGGAAAGGGACTTTGTAAAGGAAGTAAACCAAGAGTTGCTTGCAGGCTCTGCATACCTTTGCTCTAATGGCACAACAACTACTCGTGTTGTTCCGGCGGCGGTTGCTAATTCTTTCAAGATAGGTGACACTGTCGATCTGTACGATGTTGGTGTGGGCTATAAGGCGGAGTCATTAGCAGTTTCAGGTGTTTCAAGTGGAACCATTACTGTTGATACTGGCACTGATGCAGATGATGGAGACATTGTTTTCATTAAGTCTAGGGCTGGACTTACCTCATTAGACGATATCTGCATGGAAGATGATGCAACAGTTGGTGGGCAAGTGGCAGCGGTTGACATCTACAACCTGACCACAAGAACAGCCGGTGCATATGCTGCAGGTGCAAAAGTTGACTACAATTCAGGCGTAAGCCGGGATCTGTCGTTGACATTGATTGACAATTGCATCCAGAAGTGTCGTGAACATGGTGGAGAGCCTAAGCTTATCCTCATGGGACATGATCAGTACTTCAAGCTGGAGCGGTTGCTTAATGCGCATCAGCGGTATATGGGACAAGAAGAGTTTCAGGTAGGCGTTGGCGATGAGAGAACACTTCCTGGT